AAAAAGCACAAACTTAAATAACAGTGGTCAAGCTGGAATGGACAGCAAGCCAGTGAAATTTAGTGGTCAATCTGAAGCAGTTCCAACAGGACCAAAAGGCCCAAGTAATGCATATGCAAAAGGTGAGACAAGTGTAAAGGGTGCAGGATCATTTAAGAATGCTCCAGCTCAAAACAATGCTGATTTAACAGCCGCACCTAAGCCAGTCACAAAAGACGAAGCAGGTAAAGTTCGTAGCCCAGTAGCAGAGTCACGTAAGGCTCCTGCTAAGAGACGTATTTAAGGAATCTGAGAGCAATGGCTTTGTATCTCAAGGAGCATCTGACATTTGACCGAGCCGGTATGGTTGTTGAATCTGTCAGTGAAGGCGACAAGAAGAACCTTTATATGAAAGGTATCTTCATTCAGGGCGGGGTTAAAAACGCAAATGAGCGTGTTTACCCCGTGTCTGAAATTGAAACTGCCGTCGGTACTCTAAATGAGCAAATTACAAGTGGTTACTCTGTTTTGGGTGAAGTAGATCACCCAGATGACTTAAAAATTAACTTAGACCGTGTATCACATATGATTACTAGTATGTGGATGGATGGTGCTAATGGTTTCGGAAAGTTAAAGATTTTACCAACTCCAATGGGTGAATTAGTTAAAACTATGTTGGAGAGTGGTGTGAAACTCGGCGTTTCAAGTCGTGGTAGCGGTAACGTGAATGACTTAGACGGCAAAGTGAGTGACTTTGAAATAGTCACTGTGGATATTGTCGCACAACCTAGTGCACCCAATGCTTATCCTAAAGCAATCTATGAAGGCATGATGAATATGCGTCATGGTCATAAATTGTTGGATATAGCAAAAGATGCGCAGGGCGACAAGAAGGTACAGAGATACCTGAAAGACGAAGTGGTTCGTCTTATCAAGGATCTCAAAATTAACAAAGGGGATTAAGCATGTTAGATGCTATCAAACCATTACTTGAGAGTGGATTAATCAATGAAGAAACTGGTGTCGCTATAAACGAGGCATGGGAATCTAAATTGAACGAAGCTCGTGAGCAAGTACGTGCAGAATTACGTGAAGAATTCGCACAACGTTATGAACATGACAGATACGTGATGGTAGAAGCCCTTGATAAAATGGTCAGTGAAGGACTTAAGAATGAAATTGAAGAATTTCAAACTGAACGTCAAGCAATGAACGAAGACCGTGTGATAGCGCAACAAAAATTGCGTGAATCAGCTACAAAATTCAATGATTTTATGGTTACTAAACTAGCTGAAGAAATTAAAGAATTACGTAGTGAGCGTAAACTACAAATGGAAAGTCAAGAAAAGTTAGAACAATTTATTGTTCATGCTTTAGCACGTGAAATTAAAGAATTCACACAAGACAAACAAGCTGTAGTTGAAGCAAAGGTTAAGTTAGTTGCTGAAGGCCGTAAACAACTTGAAGCATTGAAGGCACGTTTTGTTGCTGAATCTGCTAAGAGATTGACTACGGTTGTCGCTAGCCAACTCAAAGGTGAATTAGGTCAATTAAAAGAAGATATCAAGATTGCTCGTGAGAACAATTTTGGTCGTCGTATCTTTGAAAGTTTTGCAAGTGAATTCAGCGTTACTCACTTAAGTGAAAAAGCAGAAACTCGCAAACTAATGACACAGCTAGAAGAAAAAGATAAGAAACTAGCCGAATCCATCAATACAATCAGCAACGCTAAGAAGTTGATTGAATCAAAGGAACGTGAAGTTCGTATTATTAAAGAATCTAATCTACGTGAAAAAACAATGAGCGAGTTACTTGCTACATTGAACGAAGAAAAGGCTACAGTAATGCAGAACTTACTAGAAAGCGTCCAGACACCACGTCTACAAGCCGCTTTCGATAAGTATCTTCCAGCAGTTCTAAATAACGGTAATGTTAAAACAGCTACTAAAGCTAAATTAACAGAATCAGTTATCGTAGAAGCAACTGGGGATAAAGCTGCCAAACAAGAAGTTGATACAGAACAACGTGATAACGTTATCGATATCAAGCGTCTGGCAGGGCTTTAATTAAAGACATAATTTAGGAGAAATATAAAATGTCAAAAGTACTCTTAGAAAGCCGTTGGGACGAGACCAAAGAAGCTCTGTTAGAAGGCTTAAAAGGAACTCGCCGTTCAACAATGGGTGTTATTTTAGAAAACACCAAAAAACAGTTACTAGCTGAATCTTCAGCCGGTACTACAACAGCTGGTAATATCGCTACACTAAACCGTGTGATTCTTCCAGTTATCCGTCGTGTCATGCCAACCGTTATCGCTAACGAATTGGTTGGTGTTCAGCCAATGACAGGACCAGTTGGTCAAATTCACACTTTACGTGTTCGTTATGCTCAGTCATTAACAGACAACAGTGCGGCTCAAACTAGCGTTACAGCTGGTCAAGAAGCATTGAGTCCATTCTTGATTGCTCAAGCATATTCACGCACACCAAGTGGTGATGGAACATCTGCATATTATACTGCTAATGATACTGCTGCCCTAGAAGGCAACGGTGGTAAACAAATCAGCGTACAAATCTTGCGTCAGGCTGTTGAAGCTAAGTCACGTAAGTTACAAGCACGTTGGACATTTGAAGCGGCTCAAGACGCTCAAAGCCAACATGGTATTGACGTTGAAGCAGAAATCATGGCAGCTCTTGCACAAGAAATTACTGCTGAGATTGACCAAGAGATTCTATTGTCATTGCGTACTCTAGCATCTACTGAGTTTACATTCAACCAAGCTACTGTATCTGGTACAGCTACTTACGTTGGTGACGAACACGCTGCTCTAGCTGTTCTAATCAACCGTGTTGCTAACTTGATCGCACAACGCACACGTCGTGGTGCTGGTAACTGGGCTGTTGTATCTAGTGCTGCCTTGACTGTTCTACAGTCTGCAACTACATCTGCATTTGCACGTACTACAGAAGGTACATTCGAAGCTCCAACTAACACTAAGTTCGTTGGTACATTGAACGGTGCTATGCGTGTGTTCGTTGATAGTTATGCTCCAGACACAACACCAGTATTGGTTGGTTACAAAGGTTCTTCAGAAACTGATGCAGCCGCATTCTATTGCCCATACATTCCATTGATGAGCAGTGGAGTTGTATTGGATCCATCAACATTCGAACCAGTCGTATCATTTATGACACGTTATGGTTACATTGAATTAACAAACACAGCATCTAGCTTCGGTAATGCTGCCGATTATGTTGGAGAGATAGCAGTTCAGAATTTAACGTTTCAGTGAAATTCAAAACTCATTAATATCTTTACAGATATTATCAACACAAAGGGGCACGAAAGTGCCCTTTTTTGTATCTAAAAGTAGTGGAAAGTGATATTATGTATAAATAATATTATGCTTACAAACAAATACTCTAAAATTTATTTTTCTATTACCTCTAATGCTAAACAACGCATTACTGAGGGTTATACTGAACTACATCATATCATCCCTCAATCAATGGGTGGTAGTAATGACAAAGAAAATTTAGTAGAATTAACTGCAAGAGAACATTTTATATGTCATTGGTTATTAGTTAAAATGACAGAAGGAGATGATAGAAGTAAGATGCTATATGCTCTTAAAGGAATGAAGGCAGAAAATAAACATCAACAACGATATCATACAAAAATAACAGCAAGAGTATATGAAACATATAGAATAGAACATTCAATTAATCATTCCAAAGTTATGAAAGCTAAAAACTTGGTGCCGTGGAATAAAGGTGGAACAGAGATAACAGATGAGCATAGAGAAAATTTACAAAATGCGGCAAGAAATAGAAAAATAGATCCTGTTAAACAAGCAGAAGGTCAGCAAAAAAGAATAGCAAAAGTAACAGGAAGAAAAGATAGTGATGAAGCAAAACTGAAAAAAAGCCTAGCACTTAAAGGTAAACCTAAAGGTCCTATGAGTGACGAACAAAAGCAAGCACGTTCAATAACAATGACTGGTCAAACGAAAACAAAATCTCACGCAACAAATGTAGCCAACGCAGTATTAGGTAACATCAGTATCAACAAAGACAATACTGAGAAGAAAGTAAAGAAAGATACACTACAGAGTTACTTAGATGATGGTTGGCAACTTGGTGGCAAAAAGCGTAAACTAGCATAAATACAATATCTCAATGGGATGGGAAGTTACAATCAAGCACTATTCGTAGTGCTTTTTTGTTGGCTATAGAGTATAGTCAGTATCAACAGTTATATCTAATATACTTCTACGTTTTTCTTTTAATTTTTTTTGATGCAATCTATTACAATTAGCACATAGTGTTTTTAAATTACTTTTTTCTTTATTCTTTTTATCACCATCTTTATACACTATATCAAGTTGACATTTATCTTCAGGTATAAAACTACATTTTTCACATTTGTTCTTTTTATGTAATAGATAACCGTGTTTTGGATTGTATGCGGCTTTACTGCATGTAACACAGTACTTGTGCCATTTAGTAAATCCATGTTTACTTTTACCATTACTTTTTGATAATGATACTTTGCAATGTTCACATAAAGGTCTAGGTTTTTGTCTAGTAAGCATATTATATTTAGAAAAAAATCTCCTGGGTGCTTTTTTCCTACTATTTAACCAGTGAAAAAAGATAAATATATTATAACAATTTCTCAGGATATTACATGGCAGCAGATGAATTTAATTCGTTAGGTGGATACTCAGTAAATATACCACCCATTGCCGTAATTGATGAAAACGGTAATGTAGTTACAAATGTATTAGTTCCTGCGGGTAATGTTGCGGCTGCAAATGTTTATGCCGCAAATTACTATTATGCGAATGGCCTGCCATTCAATGCAGGTGGTAATCCATACGGTCCAAACGATAGTGTTCAATTTAACAGTAATGGGGCATTTGGTGGTATTGCAAACTTTACCTTTAATGCCGGTAATCAATTATTACGTGTTCCTAGTATAACTGTTGCTGGTTTAAGTAATTTAGGTAATTTAGGAAATATTACTATTACTGGTGGTAATGCAGGATATCTGTTAACTACTAGTGGCAATGGTGTTTTAAATTGGACACCTCCTAGTACTGGTTCTGCTATTAGTAATGGTACAAGTAATTTAAATATTGATACCGTTAACGGTAATATAGTTGCAGGTGTTAATGGTGTAGCAAATGTATTTTCTATAACTAGTCAAGGTGTTATTACATCTGGTAATGTAACAGCTGGTAATGTTAAAACTGACAACTTGTTGTATGCTAACGGTGTCCCCTATGTATTCACTACTAATGCCGCTGGTAGTAATACACAAGTACAATTCAATAACAATAATGCATTTAGTGCTAGTGCTAACTTTACTTTTGATAATAATACTAATACATTAACAGTAACAAATATCGTATCAAATGGTGCTGGTCTATCAAATATAACTGGTGCAAATGTTACCGGTCAAGTTGGTTATGCAGCCGTAGCTAATAGTGTAGCGGTAGCTAATGTAGTAGGTATAGGTAATATCGCTACTATAAATTTAGATGGTAACGTTAGTAACGTTTTACGGGGTGATGGTACTTGGGGAGCAGAAGCAGGTAACTTAAATGCAAATTTTGCAAATTTTGCTGGCAATGTAACAGGAAGCTCTCAGCCAAATATCACAAGTCTTGGTACACTCGTTGACTTAAATGTTGCTGGTAATGCAAATATAAATGGAAATTTAGTAACTCAAGGTACTATAGTATCTAATGCTAATATAACCGGTGCTAATTTAATAACTAGTAATGGAATTTATGCTAACACCGCTACTATTACAGCTAATCTTACATCAGGTAATGCTAACTTAGGTAACCTAGCTACTGCTAATTATGTAAACGTATCACAGCAACTTAATGGTAATGTTGCTAATTTTAGTGGTAACTTAACATCATTAAATGCTAATTTGGGCAACTTAGTTACTGCCAATTATGTAAACGTATCAAGTAATACAATAACGAATAACTTAACCGTTAATTTAGAGTTAAGTGGTAATACGGCTAACTTTACCGGCAATATAACATCATTAAATGCTAACTTGGGTAATCTAGCTACCGCTAATTATATAAATGCATTACAACAAATTAATGGTAATGTTGCTAACTTCAGTGGTAATTTAACAGCATTAAATGCTAATTTGGGCAACTTAGTTACTGCCAATTATGTAAACGTATCAAGTAATTTAATTGTTAGTAATTTAACAGTTAATTTAGAGTTAAGCGGTAATACTGCTAACTTCAGTGGTAACATAACAGCATTAAATACTACCTTAGGTAATCTAGCTACTGCCAATTATATAAATGTATCACAGCAACTTAATGGTAATGTTGCTAACTTTAGTGGTAACTTAACATCATTAAATGCTAATTTGGGTAACTTAGCTACTGCTAATTTTATACAAACCAATGAGATATTTAATGGAAATAGTAATGTTAGAATAGCTTCAAATGGTAACGTAACAGTTTCTGTTACCGGCACATCAAATGTATATACTTTAAGTAATGTGGGTGCAAACATTGTTGGTTATGTGTCAGCTAACGGTGATGGCACATTTGGTGCAGTCAATAGTAACACTGTTACAGCACAAGGTGGCAATCTAACACTTTACGCAGCCGCAGGCAACAATTATGTAGAATTACGCCCAACAGGTACGGGTCACATAGACGTTGGTAATTTCAAGATTCAAAATTTAGGTGCACCAACATCGTCAAGTGATGCGGCAACTAAGCAATATGTTGACGATATCGCACAAGGCTTACATGTACATGCACCTTGTTTCACGGCAGGAAATGATACACTTGCTATATTGACTGGCGGTACGATCACTTATAACAACGGTACTGCAGGTGTAGGTGCAAATCTTGTATTGTCTGGTTCACCGACCGCAAACTACTTGTCAGCAAACTGCTTTGACGGCAACGTAACTGCTGTGGTTGGTAGTAGAATTCTTGTTTATAAACAATTAAACTTAGCACACAATGGAATCTATGTAGTTGATAGCGCAACTGTATTGACCCGTGCTACTGACTTTGACACACCAACTGAAATGGCTGGCGGTGACTTTACATTTGTGCAAAACGGTGATGATTATAACGATACCGGTTGGGTAATGACTGATCCGGTCACTATTGTAGGCACAAGTCCAGTGATATTTGTTCAATTCTCGGGTGCTGGTACCTATCAAGCAGGTCAAGGTTTAACATTAACTGGTACCGTATTCAGCGTTAACGTTGATAATGTTACTACTGAAATTGCAGGTGGTAATGTAGTAGTTAAAGCAAATGCACAACTAACTACTCCTAATATTGGCGCCGCAACTGGTACTAGTATAAATTTAACTGGTAATGTATTAGCAAACAACATAAATGCAAATACCAAAATAACATCTTTTGATATAGAAGTTTCTAACAATATTGTTACATCTAATGCAACAATAAATCTTGAGTTGTCGGGTAATACTGCAAATTTTATTGGTAATATAAAATCATTAAATGCTAATCTTGGTAATTTAGCTATAGCTAATTACTTTCAAGGTGATGGTGGCCTACTTACAAACGTTTCTGCTACTGGAAGTTTGGCAAACGGTACGTCAAATGTTAGTATTCCATCTGTAAACGGTAATGTAAATATAAGTGTTAATGGTAATGCAAATATATTAACTGTCACTGGCACCGGTGCAAACTTAACAGGAACATTGAATGTTACTGGATTAGTAACGGTATCAAATACAGCAGGCGGTGCAACTGCTATAGCAATGGGTGATCCTACTCAAGGTAATCTAATTAGCAATGCTGTAACTTTAACAAATTCATCATCCGTGTCAAATGCAATAGCTCAACTAAATGTAGTATTAGGAAAATTAGTTCCTCCTTCTCCGCCAACGTTTCCTGCAGGTCAATCAATCGCTGTACAAACTTTGTCAACATATCGTATGGCAAACTTTACTCAAACTGATAATACACCCGGAGCTAATAAATCAGTAGCCGGCGGTACAACAGTAACTAATGTTCGTAGAGCAAGTTCTTATGTTACCGGTAATATCACAGTAGCAGGTCCAGGAGATACTGGAACAATAACAGCATTTTTAAATGGTTCAGATGCAGGTAATAGAACACTTACAAGTAGTTTAAATGGTAACGGAACTTATAGTAATTTGGTTATATTTAATAACTATGATTATAATGTTGCTAATGCAAATATTCAAGCAGGATTTTGGTCAGTATTTTCATCAAGAGCCGCAGGCACTGTAACTGAAGGTTGGAATGAAGTTTATATTGCGGATAGTGCGGCAAGTAATACGAATACTGCAAATTGGTATTATGATTCTAGTACTCCGGGTACTCCCGCATTTAGTTCATTAACTATTTCTCCACCTGGATCACCTAGCTATACATATTCAAGTACAGTTCCTCATTATACTAACACAAACATATTCACATTAACAGCCAATGTTAATAGATTAAGTGGTAATATGTATCCAACAAGTGATAGTTTTGTAACAGGTACATCAGGTGGAGCATTTGGTACACCAAGTAGTGTAACATATTCGGCTGCGGGAGTAACAACTCCATTAGCACAAAACTTATATGTAAGCTCTGGTAATGCTTCTATATCAACTACTTCAACCATTATATCTGGATTTGGTGCAAGTAGTACCGGCCCTTCATTATCATCAAACAACAGTTATAACTCTGCTACACAAGCATTTACATCAACCTTGGCTGCAAATGTATTGTATAAAACAGGTACTGTTAGTTCTGCATCAACAATTGAAGAAGCGAATGTATTTGTTGGGTCAACTATTGGTACTGGATCTGGTTTAGCATTTAGAATTATTAATCCAGGTAGTGCTGACACTCCGGTATATACTGCAAATGCAGCCGCTTTTAATAGTCAATCAAGTACATTGCAAACATATGATTCAACTGTTGTTGCTAATATATTAAAGCATGACCAGACAAATTATAGTACAGGTTATTTACCAACTGGACCTAATTTAAGTTCTGGACGTAGTGGGTCACAGTATTTTACATTTAAAATTATTAGAACATCTGTTTCTAAATTTGATGTTAAGTGGACTGGTACTATTGCAGGATTATGGGTAGCATTACCAGGAAGTGTTATTGATAGTACAAGTAGTGCAAATGGATGGATTGATATGAGTATAGCATATGCCGGAGCAGGTATACCTGGTGTGAATAGTCCCGGTAATGGTAGTAATGGGTGTGCATTAGGTGGAGTAGCCCCGTTAAATAGTGCCCAAACTAATAAATCAATAACAGCAACATTTGGTACAGTAAGTAGTTCTAGTACAGCAACTAGTGAAATTTACATACGTATTAAGTTAACAAGTGGGCAATCAGTGACTGCTCTTTCTTTACAGACTGCGAGTAACTAATTATGGCAGTATCACAATCACAAATTGTTGACTTATTATATAAACAGGCATTTGGTGTTACAAAAACCGATACGGCTACTAATAAGAGTCCTAGTAATGAAAATATTCCTAGTCCTCTTTTAATACGTGGTGATACAATTTGGACACAAGCAGATCAAATCCCATCAACCGCTACAGAAACTGCAGGTATTGTTCAAGCTTATACTGGCGTAAATGCAATAGAATGTATTGCAGATAATACAACTGTTCCAATTGGTGGAATATATCCAACATGGTTAACCGAACTAACATATTGGATTCCTTCAGAGTTTGGTTCTACTTATACCGCGCAAGTTTGGGTTGATAATCCAGGAGTTGCTAATCCAACTTTAACTGGTACACAGATTTTTGCAGCCGGCTCCGGTGGTACAGGACAATATTACTATAATTATCAATCAGGAGTATTAAACTTTATTGGTGAAACAATACCAGCATCGTTAACTTCTGGTAAAGTATTGTACATTGTTGGTTATAGATATATAGGCGAAGTTGGTGTAACAAATTTACCTAATAATACTACTATAGGTAATTTGAATTTTACCGGTACTACAATAAGTAGTACAACTACAAATGGCAATATTATTATTACGCCAAATGGTAACGGAATTGTTCAAGTAAGTTCAGCATTAACTTCTAACGCTAATATAACTGCAAACTTTTTTATTGGAAATGGTAGT